GAACTTTTAAAGTAAATAAAAGTTGGCAAGTGAAAAAAGGGTGGTGGACTGGGTCCACCACGCCTAATAGGGTTATGCGAACTTGGGTGGTCGCATCCTACACCTCTGCCAACCGCCCCACTTTTAACAATATGGAAAGGTTTAGACCAGAACCACCAAAAGAGCAATTAAAAAAGCCATATTTCACCGTTTACTGTCAAGATGAAGAGAGATTTATCTACAAATCCCCTGGATTAAATATACAAATAGAATGGATAATAGCAAGGGAAACTGCTTTTGAACACGCTAATCAATTAGGGCATACGGTTTATATATTTGAGCAAGGGAAAAAAATAGTATGAAGGAAAGGCTAAAGCCAATTTTAGAAGTTGGTTTTACGGCTTTTGCTTTATATGGATTAAGTTTTTTAGCCTTTTCAAAAGAATTAAAAAAACAAGTAAGAAAAGAGCAAAAAGGAGTTTGTGCTGATTGTGGTGAAAAACCAAAAAAATTAGAAATTCATCATATAATTCCTCAAAGTATGGGAGGGTCTGACACAAGAGACAACGCCGTTGGTCTTTGTCCCAACTGCCATCAAGAATGGGATGAGAAAGCAAAAGAAGGAGTGTTTTTTAAAAAGAAAAAATAATTTATAGTAATTTTTTTAATTGGTTTAAAATCCTCTTGACAAATTATTTATAATTTATTATAGTCATTTTATAAAAATTAAATTAAATTAAAATATGATAAATTTTGATAATAAAAGAGAAATTTTTAAAAAATTAACTTCTGATATTGAAAAATATAAATATTTAGAAAAATTTCGAGATATTCTTCGAAATGTTCAAAAACTTTCTTGGCGGATCACTCAATTTGATAAAAAATTTCCATTAGAAGCCACTGATAAAAAAGACTATAAAAATTTATTAAACGCGTATTTAGAATTTGGAAAAGAGATTGAAAATATAGCGATGTTAATTAGAGAAAATGACACGAGAACAAACTCGCAAACTTTCAATAAACTTTAAATTAAAAAAAATATAAATTAAATTAAATTATGAAATATATAAAATTCAACACTAAATTTTGGTATGACGGGTATATTTCAAGTTTAAGCCCGACCGAAAAATTGTTTTTCTTATATCTTTTTACTAATCCAAGAGTAGATAAAACCGGCATATATGAAATTCCCGACAAGATTATTGAAAGCGAACTTAACATAACACACGCCGAATTACTTCAACTGAAAGCAAAAATGATGAAAGATAATAAATTTTATTTTTATAAAGATTGGGTATATATTGTTAACTTCGCTAAACATAATAAGTTTTCGACCGCCGAAAATATCGTAAAAGATTATAAAAAAGAATTTGACGCCATCCCAAAAGAAGTGAAAGACTATTTTATAAAAGAACTAAAACTTCCTTATAAAATTCCAATTGAAAACACTGATAAAGTTAGGTTATCGTTAGATGTTAATGCTATGGTTATTGTTATTGTTATTGTTAATAGGGTAGATAGGGTAGATAGGGTAGGTAGGGTAGAAGAGAGGCTAAATGAGGATGTTAATCCAGATGAAATATTACTATGAAACCAATAGAATATCTAAAACAAAACGCTCCGGTTCTTTTTCAAAAATATGCTCGTATTAAATTGGTAAAAATTGAACAAAGATTAAGAGATTTAAGAATTAAATATGTAGAAGAAATTGATGAAAAAAGAAAAAAGCAAATTGTTGAAGAAGGAAAAGAATTAAAAAAAGAATTAGAGGAATTAAAAGTTTTGATGAAATAATGGAAAAACAATTTTTTTTATTTTTAAATAAAAGTTTTAAAAAAGTTGGAGAAATAATGCTTCCGGGAAGTTTTATGGATTTAAACGAATATATAAGAGTAGAGAGAATGAATAAATACGCCGCTGCAGTTGTCAAATTAAATGAGACAAATAGAGTAAAAATGGAATGTTTAGGAAAAAAGAAAATTGATTTACCAGTATTTTTAGTTTTTGAATGGTATGTTAAGGATAAAAGAAGGGATAAAGATAATATTGCTTTTTCTAAAAAGTTTATTTTAGATGGTTTGGTTGCAGCAAATGTAATAAAAAATGATAATTTTAAATCATTAATTGGTTTTTTAGATTTGTTTTATGTAAGTGTAGATCAAAAGGTAGTTATTAGTTTTTATAAGTTTTAATATGTTAAATAAAGTTTTTTGGTTTATTTTAGGTTGTCTTTTTGCTTTTTATTTGTTAAGAGGAATTAAATTTTTTTAATTTAAAAATACCTCTTGACAAATAAATTATAATATGTTTATAATAAATTTATAAGTTAAGAAAAATAAAAAAAATATGATAGACGGAAAATATTCTTTAAAAGAAATTGAAAAAAAATTCGGTGTTCCGTATAGAACTTTATACTACTGGATAAAAACAGGAAAACTTTTTGCTGAACAAGGAGTAAATAAATTCAGGAAGAAAGAATGGTATGTAAGTGAAAATGATTGGTTAGACATTCCTACTTTTATTCGCAATCGTTATAAATTAAAAAAAATAAAAAAGACCTTATGAAAGTTTTTTTTATTAACATCACCGGTTTTAGACCGTATCCAATTACGAAAGAGTATCGTGAAAAAGCAAGTAATTTTGGAACGGCGGTAAATAGAGCTATAAAAAAATATTTAAAAGAAACTAAAGGAAAAAAAAGATTAAAAAATATGGTAATTAAGGTTGGGGTTTAACTTATTATAAATTTATTTTTAAAATCTATGGTAAAAACAACAAAGGTTGAAAAAACTGAAAAAGGAATAATCCCGCTTTCAGGGGAATTGGCGAATTTTTTTAATAAATATGCGATGTTGGGAACGGAAAATTTAGTGGGAAAAGCCCCGATTTTAAAAGTTCATTCACAGGGGCGATCCACTACCAACTTTTTAGAAGATGGTTCAGAGCCGCAAGATGGAAGTTTTTTCTACACCCCGATGAAAGAAGATTTTGGCAGAAGCATAACCGTTCATATTTTAACTATAAGTAGAGGATTTAGAACAGATGGGGTTGGTGGGAAGAAAGATGTTTTTAATCAATTGGTGGGTGGAATAATAAAAACACCGGTGAGAATTCTTCCCTTCTTGATGTTTTTTTCTGGTAAAAGGTTAAAATATTTATGGGAATTTGGAAAAGAAATTTCTCAATATACAAGACAAAAGCCGGTGCCAATACCAATGTTTGCGATTGAAGTTAGAATGTTTACTGAAAAAGTAAGAAACGATTACGGAGCAAGTTGGGTGGTAAATTTTGAAATTCAAAAAGAAGAAAATGGAATACCAGTTTTTATCAAAGATGTTGAGTTTCTTAATAAATTGAAAGATAAAGTAGAAGAAATGAAAATTTTCATAGAAGATATTATTGAGGCTAAATCGACAGAAGAAGAAGTAGAAACAACACCAATTCCAGAACCAATTCCAATTTCAGATATAGAAACTTCTTTTGAAAAAGTTTCAGAAGAGGAATTAGAAGAAAATGAAGAAAAAATATCAGTTAAGGACATTCCTTTTTAAAATATGAAAAAAATAATTATTATATTATTAGTTATTCTTTTAACTTATGGACTTATTTACAGAATGGAAAAAAGCCAATCCAAGGACGTATATGCTTCACGAAATAAAGTTTTACCTTCGATATTTATTACTCCCACGCCTTCGCCGGTTGATGAAAGATTGGTTAAACTTCAGAAATTTTTTAAGAAATATAATTCTTCGCTCTATGATTTTTCTAAAAAATTCATTGAAGTATCTGATAAGTATGGTTTTGATTGGAAACTTCTACCTGCTATTTCGGGGGTTGAATCAACTTTTGGTAAATTTACTCCTTCTTGTGCTAAGTATAATCCTTTCGGTTGGACTTCTACTACTTCACCTTGTGGTTTCTATCGGTTTTCATCTTTTTCGGAAGCTATCGAAGTGGTGGGAAGGGGAATTGGAACAGAAAGTTTTTATGATAAGTTTAGAAAAACAAAAAGAATTGAAGATCTTGCCAAAGTATATTGTCCGGTGGACGACAAATGGGATAAAAACTTATATTATTTCATTTCTGAATTAGAAAAAATATGAGATGGTGTAAATTTTGTGGTGAACAAATTCAATGGTTTAGGGATGGAAAAAAAATAATTCCGTTAGATTGTAAAGGGAGAGATCATAGAAAGTTTTGTATAAGAAGTGAAGAGTATATTAAAAAAAGAGAAGAAAAGTTGAATAAAAAGTTAAAAGTTCAAATTTAATTTTATGGAAAAAAAATTTATTTTAACAACTGAATTAATATCAAAAAATGAAAATCTTTTTAAATATTTTAAAAAAAGCAGTAGAGGAATTTCTTTTGAATTAGTAATTGCTTCTGTTTTTCCAGAAGGGTGGTATGAGAAATCTGAACAATTTTTAAGATCTGCCGGTAGTGTTTTAAAAAGAAAAGCAAAGCAAGTAAAAGGAATTGAGGAAATTACTATTTTAGATATAATAGATAACTTTGCTACAAGCGTTATGAAAAAATATTATTGGTATTATTCTTTATATGAATTTAGAGTTGTAAATGATTTGCTTCAATATGATGTAATTTTAAATGGTCATTTTACTAAACCTTATACTCTTTATATTAAATTGCGTCCACCAATAAGTACTTTAACGATTAGACCTTTAGAAGAAATTAAAAATAAAGATGTTAAAAAAGAAGTAAAAAAAGGGTGGAATGTTTTTGGATTTTTTAAAGGATTAAAAGATAGGTTAAAAGTTAAAAAAATAATATGAAAAAAAAGAAAAAAAGAAAAATTTATCATAAAATCAATAGTAAAAAAATAAGATGGAGATTAAAAGTTAAAAAATGACTATGGAAATAATTTATTATGCTATTTGTCCTAAAAGTTAAAAGTTAGAAATAATAACACTACTATTTATGAATAATGAACAATTAATATCTTTGTTTATTTTTATTTTTTCTTTAATAATTGCTTTTTATTTTGGGTATTATCTTCTTCATTTAATTTTTTATACTCTTTTTCTTACTGGAGTTTAAAATTCTACTTGACAAGAAAAATAAAATAATATACTCTAAAATTTAGAGCAGCTTGCGATGTGGAGTAAGCTGAAGGAAGTTTGGCAAGTCAAAGCCGAAATTTTAAACTTCTTTCAGAAACCCTTCAAAAGTTGCTCTGTTTAAAATATGGACACCCTAACAAGAATTCAACTTTCAATTATGATTTTTATAAAAAGGTGGTGCGATAAATTTCCTAATGATCCTGTTCCTCAACAAAAGATTTTAAAAAAAATGAAAGAATTAGGAATAAAAAGTTATTCTACTTTAAACGCCATTAATTCTTTAATTAACAAAGGTTATATTAGAAAAGCGGTTAAATCAGAAAAACACAGGACTTTTTATGTATTGTTGAGAAATGTTATAATAAATGATGAAATTGAGTTGGAAATATAAGTTTTTTTAAAAAAAATCTTCAAAAAATGATAACAAAACCTACAAAATTGACAAAAAAGTTTTTAAAAATAGCAGAAGAAGTAATAAATGAGAACATAAATGCTTTAATTTTTACTGATGAAGAGTTAATTGACTTAATAAATGAAAGATTACCTGAAAAAAAAAGAATATCAAAAATTACTTGGAAACGCTGGAAAAAGAGAAAATTAAAAGGCAGAAAATCATTATTAGATAGATTTGATACTTTATATAAAAAAGCATTTGAAAAACAAAAACAATCTTTATTTTTAAAACTTCAAACAGATGATAAAGCTTGGCAGAGGTGGGCTTGGATCATTGAAAGAAAGTTCCCGGAGTGGAATTTAAGACAGAAAGTTGACGCAAATGTTAAAGGAATTGTGGCAAAGATTGTTTCTTATGACCAAAGTTTAAATCAAAATCAGGAAACCGCCAAAATTAATCAAAATACAAAAATTGAACAAAAATAGTTATGGAAGAGATAACTATTCCTTATAATTTTGCTCCAAGAAAATATCAGTTAAATTTTCTTCGTGAAGTTGAAAGGGCGATGAATGGAAAAAGTAAAAAAAGGTTTTTTTATCTTGTTTGGCATCGACGCTCCGGTAAAGACAAAGTAGTGATTGCTGATGTTGTTCCAAGAAGACTTATTTTGAATAATTGTTTAGTTAAGTATATTTATCCTACTTTGGTTATGGGAAGAGACAATCTTTGGAATGGGATTGGTTCAGATGGCTTTAGATATATAAACCACATTCCACCACAATTAAGATTAGATGAACCAAATGAAACGAGAATGACCATAAAAACAAAAAATATTCAAGGTGGAGAAAGTATTTTTCAAGTGGCAGGAACAAACAACCCAGATAGTCTTCGTGGTGGAAATCCAGTCTTGGTTGTTTTTTCAGAATGGGCTGAACACGACCCATACGCTTGGGATGTAATTGAGCCGATTTTAAGAGAAAATAAAGGAATTGCGATTTTTAATACTACTCCAAAAGGAGACAATCACGCACGAAGTCTTTTTGAATTTGCTAAAAACAATGATTTATGGTTTGTTGAAACTTTAACTTATAAAGAAACTGGTATTTTTTCAGAAGATGAGTTTAAAAGAATAAAAGAAGATGTTATAAAAAGATTTGAGGCACAAGGGAGAGCGGAAGAAGAAGCGATAGCATACATTGAACAAGAATATCTTTGTTCTTTTAATTCACCGGTAGTTGGTTCATATTATGGTAGTTTAATAAGAAAAGCGGAAGAAGAAGGAAGAATAACAAAAATTGCGGTTGAAAGAAATTTTCCAGTCTACACGGCTTGGGATTTAGGAATTGATGACTCAACGACTATTTGGTTTTTTCAAGTGATTGGAAATGAATTTCATTTTATAGATTATTTTGAAGCAACCGGAGAAGGATTAGAATTTTATATTAGAGTTTTACAGCAAAAAGGCTATGTTTATGCTAAACACTTCGCACCACACGATATTCAGGTTAGAGAACTTGGGACTGGAAAATCAAGATGGGAAATTGCTAAAAGTTTTGGAATAACATTTGAGATAGCACCAAGACTTTCAGTTGAAGAAGGTATAAATGCGGTAAGGACAATTTTAAATAGATGTTGGTTTGATAAAGATAGATGTAGTCGTGGAATTATGGCTTTAAAAAATTACAGAAAAGATTGGGATGAAAAAAATAAAGTTTTTAGAAAAACACCTCTTCACGATTGGTCTTCGCACGGCGCTGATGCTTTTAGAACATTTGCGGTTGGTTTCAAAAAACAATTACAGCCCATTAAAATTACAAGTTATGGTGGTGTAAAACCATTTTATGAAGATTTGGGGATTTAATGTTGCGAATAAATATTTTTATTATTTAAACTTTTAAAATATGGCGCACCAAATTTTAACAACTGATCCAGAAATAGAAATATTACGATTAAATAAGGAATCTGCTTACAACTTCAAAAAAAGAAGACAAGAGGAATGGAAAGAGAATTATTTGCTCTACCGGGATAAAATCATCACAAACAGACTTACACAAAGACAGTCGGTCAATATCCCTTTAATGAAGTTGTTTATTCGAACACTTTTTAAAGATATTGACGATATGCCTCTTATCTACTTTGAAAACCTTGATAACGACAAGCAAGCTGAACTTTTCAAAAATGAGTATTGGGAATATACAGTTAGAAAAAACAAGCTTGATTTAAAAGATTTAGCCGATAAAAAACAAGTTCTTCTTTTTGGAAGAAGTTTCATTCAAATTCAAGTCGTTGATGGAGAAATAAAATTCACAGTTGTTGATCCTGAAGATATTTTAATTGACAGATACACTGATCCGATTGATATTCACTCGGCTCGTTATCTTATCCACACTAACATTTTCGTTCCTTTTTCGGTATTGGAAGCAAATCCTATGTATGATCAAAGAAAAATAGCTGAATTAAAAAGATGGTTTGCTTCGGAAAAAGGATTAATAAAATCACAGCAAAATGAGGAAATGAGAAGAGAAAAACAAAATAAAATGACTGAAATGGGAGTTCCTGATGTTTCAAATCCAATACTTGGCGAAACTTATGTTGAGTTATCCTTACACTTCTTCAAGCATAAGGAAAAATTAGAAGAGGAAGAAGAGTTTTGGCTTTATGTTGAGGCGGAAAATAGTAAAATCATTTTTAAAGACAAATTATCAAATGTCATAGGTGATACAGTTGATGACTATTGGAAAACACATCTTCCTTATTCTACTTGGACTGATGATATTGAAGTTCAGGACTTTTGGTCTGATGGAATTGCCGATATGATAAGAACTCCAAATAAAGTTGTAAATGCTTGGTTTTCTCAGTTAGTTGAGAATAGGACTTTAAGAAGCTTTGGAATGCATTATTATGATTCAACTAAATTTTCAGATAGTGGTTATAGTCCAGCTACATTTACTCCACAACCTTGGGGTTGGTATCCTATTCCCGGAAAACCAACAGAGGTTATTCAAAAAGTAGACATTCCAGATTTATCCGAAAGTCTTGATGAAATAATGTTTGTTATCAATATGATGGAAAAGGCGACAGGGGCAACAGCCACACAACAGGGGGTGGCAGTTCAAAAACAAATAACACTTGGTGAAGTTCAATTGGCTTTGGGTGAGGCGAAAGAAAGAATAAAAGGTTGGAGTAAATTTTATGTTCCAGCTTGGAAAGAAAGAGCTGAAATGTTTGATAAAATGATTGAAGCGGCTTCTGATAGGTTAAATCCAGTTAAAATTTATAAACAAGGAAGAAATACAAAAAATATTTTCTCAAGAGAAATATCACCAAAAGATTGGAAAACAAAAAGCGGTTATCAAGTTAAAATTTGGAGTTTAGATGAGAAAAATACAAGAGATACCGATGCTTTAACTAAATTAAATGCGGTTATGACCAACATTCCTGAAAATCCAAAGTTAAAAGAAATATATCAAAGAAAGCTTTTAGAGTTTGCTGGATTAAGCCCTGATGAAATAAATGATGTTTTGGAATATGAAAATCAAAAAAATTTACAAATTAATCAACTTGTCTCATCTGGAATGATGGGTGGATTACCAGTAGAAAATACTGAAACACCTCAACTTCCAGCTAACACATCTAATCTTCCAGCTGAACAAATCCCAACAGAAAATAACATTCCAATTAGGCAAGTTAATCCTAATCAAAACCTATGAATATAGACAAAATTCTTGAAAAATTTGGGTTGAAATATGAGGATTTAAATGCGGTTGAAAAAGAGACTTTAAATAATTGGCTTAATGCTTTAAGTCAAAATAATCTAACAATTGAAAAGATAAGAGAGTATATTAAAGCAATGAAAGAAAGCGTTGAGCGAGAATTGACAAAGACTGATCACAACACCAAACAAGATATTTTTTTGAAAGCAAGGTTAAGAAACTATATTCTTCTTGAAGATTTATTGTCTTCACCTGAAAGAGCTAAAAAAACTATTGAAACAATGTTAGAAGTTGCTAAAAATAGACCGTTATGAAAAGACTAAAACCAAAAGGAAAAAAGGGATTGACGATGGTTAAAAAATTGGGAAGAACTTTTAAAACTGGAATATTTGACCAAATAGCCAGAAAATCAGCAAGAAAGTATGGTTCAATGCTTATTGGAAAAAAAGTGGCTGGTAAAATATTTTGGAAAAAAGTTAAAAAAAGAAAAAAATAATATGCCATTTGTTTCACGAAAACAAATAATTTGGATGAAGAAAAATCGACCTGATATTTATATGAGATGGAAGAAAAAATACGGTTTAAAGATTAAAAAGCATAAAAAAAGAAAATGATTTGACAATAAATATTTTTTGTTTTTATAATTTAGTTATAAGTTAAAAATTTATTTTACTCTATGGAAAAAGAGGCTCTTGAAATTTTAAAAAAAATCACTTCAAAAGAAGTTCACGAATTAAACGCTTTTGAAGTAGCTTTTTTAAAAGCAAGACGAAGTTATCTTACAAGAGAAGAGAAAGAGAAATTTGCTGAAGTTTTAGAAAAGAAAGTTAAAAAAAATAAAGCGAATGAACCAGATAAAGAAAAAAAAGAAGAACAAAATAAAGAAGAAGAAAAAAATCAAAATAAAGAAAAATAAGGCTTTAATATATTAAAAATTTTCCTAAACCCTATTTTAGGACAGGAAATAAACCTATGGCACACCAAAAACCCTCTAAAGAGGAATTGAAAAAAAATCTTGATTCTTTTATTAGTCAATTAGATGCTCCAGAAAAAACTTCACAAAAGGATAATATTCAAGAAAACCAAAAAACTTCACCAGAAGCTAAAAATAAAGATACCGAAAAAAAACCGAAAGTTGAGGAAAAAGAAAAAGAGGAAAAAACAGGACAAAAAGAAGCTGAAGAAGAGAAAAAAGAAGAGATGAAAGAAATTGATTATAAAAAGAAATTTATTGAGTCTTCAAGAGAAGCTTTAATTCTTCATTCAAGAAATAAACAAATGAGAGAGGCGATTGAAAAAGCAATAAAACTTCCAGAGCCAAGCGATGAAGAAATGGCTAAAATTTATGAAGATTGGGATTTGATGACCGACACTGAACGAAAAATTGTTAAAGATAATTATTTAGCTAAAAAAAGACTTGATGCTTTATATGAAGTTATAACCGCAGGGCGTGATACTGAAGAGTGGATTGAAAAGGTGGAAAAGTTTGCTACCGATCCAAAAGTTTTAGCCGATTATCCAGAGCTTGAAGGAAAAACAGATGAATTTATAGCGTTTTCAGCTAAACCAACAAGAAGAGGACTTCCATTTGAAGATTTGGTGGCGGCTTTTCTTTATCATTCAAGTAAAGCTAATCCACCTAAAAAAGGAAAAATGTTTGAAACTGGAACTTCGGGTTCAAATGAAAGATATCAATCATTATCTGGAAAAATATCTCTTGATGAGGCAAGAGAACTTATGAAAAAAGATTATAAGAAATATAAAGAATTATTGCTTGCTGGCAAAATTCAAACTGATATTGAGTAAAAATCCTCTTGACATATAATATATTGATTTGATACTTTATTAACAGAAGATAACACTTCTAACCTCTTTGTGAGACGAAGGAATAATAATCTTCATTTATTATAAATTTATTTTTTAAATACTATGGCAGCTCGTGGTTCAACAATAGCACAAGGATTTTCACAAAGGTTATTGCTTGAAATGTATGAACGAAGCGTCCTTGATGAGATAGTCAACCGAGACTATCAAGGTGAAATCAATGGCGTTGGCTCTGTATTAAACATTTTAAATTTTGATCGGTTATCTGAAAAAGTTTATACAGGTTCACCTCTTACCCCAGATGATTTAACTGAAAATAACACTAAGCTTGTCATTGATCAGAAAAAATCTTTTTATTGGAAAGAAAAAACGATTGATAACTGGATTTCTTATATTAAAAATCCACATTCAACCATTGTAAAGCAAAAAGCAGATGAGAGACTGAAGAATATGGATATGTATGCTTTTAGTTTTTATGGCGATGTTGCGGCTGGTAATAGGGTTGGGACTGATTATACTACTGGAACTGTTGCGATTGATAGCGCTGGTAATGTAACAGGAACAGGAACAAACTTTACATCAGCGATGGTTGGTAAAGGATTTAAAGCCGCAGGACACACTAAATGGTATAGAGTAAAAGCTTACAATTCCCCCACCTCAATTGTTATTGAGGATGATTTAGATGATGTCCCATCTCAATACACCGGGGGTGTTATTTCATCTGGTGCAAGTTATGTGATTGAGGCGGTTACTCCAGTAATGATTACGTCCTCTAATTTGCTTCAAAAAGTTGCGGCTTTGAAGCTTAAATTAGATAATGCTGAAAAAAATGGTCATTCAGCTGTTCCTGATACTGATAGATGGCTTTTAGTTCCGCCAGAATTTGAGACAGTTTTGGTTCAAGCAACAGGAGTGGCTTTGAATGTTCCCGCAGCTTATGAAGACCTTGTTAAAAAAGGGTATTTAACCCAGCTTTTAGGATTTAAGGTTTTTAAAACTTCAAGATTAAGTGGTGATAATACTAATGGATATCATTGTCTTGCTGGTCACCCAGCTTGGTTAACATTTGCTGAAAAGCTGCTTGAGGCTGATATAGAAGAAGAATTAATCGGTGATTTTGGAAGTGCTTATAAAGATTTGTTTGTTTACGGAGGTAAAGTTGCTGATGAAAGAAGAGCATTTGCGGCTGAAGGTTTCTTTACATTCTCTGTATAAAGTAAGCAGAGAGTGATAAGTTTTCCCCCCGTCTAAATGGCGGGGGGGATTTTTTTAAAACCTCTTGCGTATAAATAGATTTGTATTCTAATATTTATTTTATATGGCAGATAAAAAGATTACCGAACTAAATCAGATAACAACTATTGATCCAACAGATATATTTCCTGTAGTTGATAATCCATCAGGAAGTCCAGAAACAAAAAAATCAACTTTCCAACAATTGGCTGATTGGTTGGCTTCTTTAAGTCAAAACTTAACAAATAAAACTTTACAAGGAAACAATAATGTTTCAGTTGTTTCTCAAAAAGACAGCAATGGGACGGAAAGAAGTATCGCAAAAATAAATGCCTCTAATATTTTAGAAATTGGTGATAGTAATTTAGCAGGACAACAGTTTAATACCCCGCTTGTAAATAACACAGCAATTAAACAAAAAGAC